CTTCGGTGGTACTGACGCGAATGGCGTGAAGGCGGGTGCTGCACTTGAGCAGATTCCTGACAAGCTCAACAACATGCCGCTCGATCAATGGACGCATATTTACAACACGCTCGACGATCTATCTCGAGGACAAATAGGTGGCGCTCCAGAGGGTATCCCGCCCGTATCTCCCGAATTGCAGCAGGTAGCGCTTGCGGCAAAGAATGAGATGTCTGGCGCTCTCGCTCGCGAAGTCTATTCGCAGGGTGCGAGCAAAGCTGGTGTATGGAACCAGAACAGCGTGAACAAGACGCTGAATTCAGTCGTTGGACAGAAGATCGCCCAGACATTCCCGCCAGACGAAGTTGCCGCGTTCCACACGCTGAACTACGGCGGCCAGATCATGCCGGGTGTTCATTCGTACGAGGGTGCAGCACAGCAGGCCGCGCGCCTTAACAAGCCCGGTTTCGTTGAGAAATACGCGCCCGGCGCCGGTGCTGCCGTTGGTGGCGCTATCGGTCATGCGCTGCCACTTCCTGGCGCGGGCGTGCTCGGCACACTCAGCGGGACGAAGGTAGGCGCTGGTTTGTCGAAGCTTATGGAAGAAAGGCGCGGTACGCAGCAGTTTGAAAACCTGAGAAACGAGTTGCGCGAAAACTCAAGGAAGGGTCTGGACCGTTTGCGTTAAAGCAGTTCTCGGTGTAGCGAGCCTCTAAATCGCGGTAGTCGCCCGTTAAAGAGTCTCCCGAGGGCAGAGACAGGCAGCCGAAAGGCTTTTCTGTTCCCACGGGGTTCCAATAATGAGCGCATCACTACTGCCGAATGCCGAACTGCAATTTATCGACAGCAACGGCAGTCCGTTGGCTGGCGGCAAGGTCTATTACTACATTCCAAATACGTCAACTCTCAAGAGTACGTATCAGGATTCTGCCCAGACGATCCTGAACACTAATCCTATTGTCCTCGACGCAGCCGGCCGCGCGATCGTCTGGGGATCGGGAGCTTACCGCCAGGTCGTGTATGACCAGTTCGGCAACTTGGTCTGGGATCAGGTTACCCAGGACGCTAATGCCGGCCTGATCGGGAACATGACGGACAAGCGCTATGTCGCAGGCACCGATTTTACACCCGGCACGACCACGCAGCTCGCGCTGCCGAGCGCACCCGGAACCCTTACCAACATGTGGGTGTTCTTCGATGCAGCATATCAGGCTGACGATCAGATGTCTGTGGTAGGCACCACGCTCACGTTCAATAGCCCGATTCCTGTAGGCGTTCAGGAAGTCAACGTCAAGATCGGCTCGACTGTTGCCGTTGGTACGCCGGCAGCAGGCAGTATCACCGACAACTCGATTGCATCGGGCACGAAGCTGTACAACCGTATCAACGACATCATCGATGTCAAGGACTATGGCGCGGTCGGAAACGGCACAACGGACGATACCGCGGCATTCAATTTGGCGGTGGCCGCAGCAGCCAGCAAGGGCGGCGCAACAGTGTTTGTGCCGGCCGGGAACTACCTTCTTTCATCGACAATTCTGTTGTCGATCCCGAACGTCTCGATTGAAGGCGATTCCCCTTATTCCGCGACGATCAGGGTTCCATCGGGCGCCACGGGATTTGCCGGCTACAACCCGAATGCCGTGTTCGTGATCAACGCGGATAACTGCGGCATCCGCTCGCTTGGGATGAACGGGAACATCGCGAACAACGCTTCGCTTTCGTTCGGCGCAATTGCAAACACGACGGCTGTATCGGGGATCTTTGTCGAGGATTGCTACATCCACGACTTCATTTACAACGGGATCATCCTTAATCCCCTGACGGGCACGACGACGAACTTCCATATCGATCGCAACCGGGTGGAAAACGTCGGCTGGGGCGGTATCACCGCATACTGCTGCACGCACGGAACGATCAACGACAATTCGGTGACCAGTTGTGGTGCGAGTGGTATCCAGACGGACGCCAACCCGAGCACAGGCAATACCAACATCACCCAAAGCGTCACCATCGACGGCAACTATGTGACGAAAGCGGTTCCGCCGACGCACATCGTAAGCGCTGCCGCAGAGACGGGCTTCTTGATCGGGATCGGTGCTGGAGACTCGTACATTACGATTTCGAACAATCTTTGCTTTGATAACCGGAACGCTGTCTACGACGGTATCGGCCTCGGGCAGGATGGCACGCACGTTAACGAAGGATTGATCTTTGATTCGAATGTGGTGGTCTACGCGGGCCTGTACGGGATCGACGTTGCTTCGAATCACGTCGTCAGCAATAACTACATTCGATTCTCGGCTCAACAGGGCATAAAGCTAGGTACTGATACGGGCGGCAACCTGGTCAATGCGACGGTGACCGATAACATCATCGACGGCTGCAATTTCGCAGGTCTCGGATCGAATCAAGGTATATGGGTGGCTGCAACCTTGACCGTTGGTCTGCCGACGGCGTTGTACGCAAACATCAAGATTTCTGGCAATCGAGTCGTCGATTACGCGCCTACACCGCACACGGTGTACGGCTTGGGCATCGATTTCAAAAGCGGGCTGACCTATCAAAACTGCGATTTCAGCTACAACGATTTTTCGCAGCTTGCCGGTACAAACGGCAATGGCCTGCAGTATTCCGGATCGATAACGGCATCTGTCGGATGGAGCTACAAAGGGAACAAACACCCGAGCCCAGTGCCGACGATCACCGGGCCCGCGCCCGTAGTGCTCGGGTTAGATGCCGCCGCGATCTCTCAGAGCGGTGCTACCGGTCTGCAGCAGATCAACGGCATTTATTCAGGTCAGGAAATCACATTCCAAATGGCCGACGGCAATACGACATGGTTTCCGGGCGGCAACATCCTGACCCATGCCGGTGCGTCGCTGCCGGCCGCTGCGAACAGCATCTGGAAGCTGTTCACCTACAGCGGCGGCTGCTACCTGAACCAGTTCTTTACGCCTTAAAGGACGGCCGGCAATGGATCATTACAAAGAACAACTTGTCGCCGCTGCAAAGACGGCACCGGCCTGGATCGGGGTGGTAGTGGGCCATGCGCTCGACAGCATCACGCTTTCCGGCCTCGCGTTACTCGCATCAACCATTTATAGCGTCGTTCAGACCTATATCTCGATCCGCAAATACAGGAGCCAGAAATGAGCGCCTTCGATGACGCTTTCTCGGCCCTTATAGGCAATGAGGGCGGCTATGTGAACAACCCGGCCGATCCTGGTGGAGAAACCATGTTCGGAGTGACGGCGCGCGTCGCGCGCGCATGGGGCTATGCCGGCGATATGAAAGACCTTCCGCTTGAGACTGCCAAGGCAATCGCAAAGAAGAACTATTGGGACGCGTATCAGTGCGACCAGTTCGACCCGCGCATCGGCTTTCAGGTGTTCGACGCCGCATACAACGGCGGCCACCCAGCGCAATGGCTTCAGCAGGCGGCCGGCGTCACGGCTGACGGCGTGATTGGCTCTATCACGGTCGGCGCGGTGCGCGCGGCAGATCCAATGAAACTCATCATCCTGTTCAACGCCTCGCGACTTCTCTATTACACGAGCCTGGCTACTTTCGAGAGCTTCGGTAAAGGATGGGCGAACCGTATCGCCGGCAACTTGCGGAGGGCTGCGTCATGAGCGCATGGACATCAGCATTGAACGTCGTCAAGACACTGGCTCCAACGATCGGAACTGCATTGGGCGGGCCACTTCTTGGGGGAGCGATTTCTGCCCTTGAAAATGTGTTTGGCCTCACGCCGACTCAAGATGCTTCGACGGACGATCGGCAATCGGCTATCGCCGCAGCGATCAGTGGCGCGACACCCGAGCAATTGGCCGCAATGCGAAAAGCTGATCAGGATTATGCGCTCGCAATGGCTCAAGCCGGATTCAAGGATACCGAGACGCTGGCGAGCCTGTCGGTACAGGACCGTGTGAGCGCGAGAACCATGCAGGTTAGCGTCAAAAGCGTCATGCCTCCGATCATGGGAAGCGCAATCATCCTTGGCAGTCTGGGCGCCGCAGCGGCAATTCTCGCTGGCAAGGTGACTTACGTCAGCACTACAGAGGCGACGATGGTAGGCACCGTCATGGGCTACCTGTTCAGCGAAGCAAAGGCAGTGCTGTCGTTCTATTTCGGCTCATCAAGTTCTAGCGACCGTCAGACTGAACTGCTCGCGCAATCCACTCCGCCAGAGAGGCAGCAATGAACCTGATTCTCCGCTACCTGATGAACTGGCTGATCCTGCTCGACCAGGCGCTCAACACGCTCGCAGCGGGCTCACCAAACGAAACGATCAGTGAGCGCGCAGCAAAGGCGCGCAATGCCGGCCGCCGATGGGGCTGCATCCTCTGCAACGCGCTGAACTGGATCAACCGCGGCCACTGCGACAAGGCTCTCACATCAACTATCGGCGACGACGCCGTAATTCCTGACGGTAAATGACCATGAAAAGAATCCTCACCGCTCTCGCGCTGGCATGCGCTGCTGTTTCCTCGTTCGGAGCCACGCTCAATCCGGTGCAGTTGCTCAATCCGGCCGGATCGAGTTCAGGCCAGGCGATCATCTCAACGGGGGCATCGACCGCACCCGCATGGGGCAATGTGCTGGTTGCGAACGTGACTGGCGCAGCTGCGCTGACGGGTGCGACGTTCACCGGTCCGCTACTTGCGTCCTATGCAAATCCCACCTTCATCGTCAACGACACGAGCGGAAGCGGATTCGCTTCGATGGCTCTGGAAAGCTCGGGCACCGTGGTATGGCAACTGGTCAAGCAGGCATCGCAGAACTTCGTCCTGCAACGGTGGGTGTCCGGATCGAGCGTCGATAACCCGATCTCGGTATCAAACTCCACCGGCGCCGTCACGATGGTGGACGGCATCACCAATACGCCGCTCAGCGCGACGACGATTTCGGCCTCCGGACTGATTACGCCGGCCAGCGCGATCGGCATCAAAGGTACGACGGCTGGCGACACTTCCCAGGCAGGTAGCATCGGCGAGACGATGAGCGCCACGTTCACGTCGGTAAATATAACGACGACCAATGTCGCTCAAAGTCTTGCCAGTATCAATCTGACGGCCGGCGATTGGGACGTAACGGGGTATGTGACGTTTGTGTCAGGGTCTGGCGCGACAATGACTATATGGGTTGCCGGCCTGAATACGGCGAACAACACTCTGCCAGCAGTCGGTAACTACTTCGAGAGTATCGGCAGCGTCGGGTCGGGCCTTTCCGCTACTGCTGTCGCGCCCGTCAGTCGCCAGAACGTCACTGGTAACACGACCGTGTTTTTAGTCGGAGAGGCCGTGTTCGGTGGCGGCTCGGTTTCCGCGACCGGATTTCTCCGCGCGCGTCGCATGCGCTGATTACTTCAATGGGCGGCGCGCTTGGCGGATCCGGTTACCAAGCGCGCATAACGTCTTCGAGATGCTCGTTGTATCCAGCGCGCCATGCATGCCATTCAAGCGTGCCTCGGCGATGCGGGTTCGGCATGCGCGGGTTCACCTTGGAGGCGTACCAGCCTGCTTTGAATGCAGGGCTCGCTTCGATTTCGCTTATCGCCCATCGGTAATTGACGTGGTCTGCCAACCATTTGATAAACTTCCCCGCGGCTGCGTATGCGTGCTGGATTTTCATCATTTACCTCTTCGATGTCGCGCCCGCGGACCGGACGGCAATCGTGGTGTTAAAGGGGCGGCTGATCGTTCATTGGCTGAGCTTTTTGGTATCGCGCGCAGTCTACATCAATTCGCCCCCACTAAGCTTTGCGGAAGTCCTTTATCTGTGGTCGGTTCGACTACCCGATAGTACAGACCCACGCGCCAATCTCCCGATCCAGTTCGGCGCTAAATCCGGGAGGACATTCCGCGGGCGAACGGTTTCCTCGAGCACTCCGCTAGTGATCATTGCGTTGCCTGGAACCTCACCCGGTGACACGGAAAAGCAGCGTACGGCTGCGCCTTGGAAAGCCAACGATCTAGGCTGGCCGGAGTCCTGATTTAAAGGAAAACTGTCCGGGGGCATGCATGGGGGCATCAAACAACTTCACATCGAGAAGGATCGTGTATTCTCGGGGGTTATCCGCAATGGTTCGAGTCCGGTTCCCGGCACCAGAGAACCAGGGCTTTCGGCTCGTGCGTCTGCGATTCAATTGACGCCGCCGCCACTTCAGCACTTCACCCATCTCCTCGCGGCGGATTCGCCCATACTCCTTACACAATCTTTCCTGTGTGGTAGAGTTTTCGCTGCGGTCGAAGCGATGCTCATCTGCAGCGAAGGCGATTAATTCATTAATTGAGAATCCGCGAGAGAGACTTATCGATCATGCATAACCTGAATTGGAAGAGCGAGACGGACTTCGAGATGGGTGGCTACATCTTGCGCATGAATTATGAGCACGGTGGCAGCAAATTGAAGTCGGAGCGAAATGAGTTCCTTCTCATGAAGGCAAAGAACTTCCTCGGGCACTACACATCGCTTCGTCCGGAAGAATGCCGAAAAGTGCTTGAATTAGGCGTTTATCAGGGCGGCTCCTTCGTCTTTCTGGATCAGCTTTTAAAGCCCGAAAAGATCTCGGCTCTCGAGTTATCGACTACTCCCATCCCCGCGCTCGATGAATACGTCGAGAAGAATGCCGGCCGCGCCAGGCTTTACTACGGGACGTCGCAAGACGACGTAGCTAAACTCCATCAAATCGTCGACGAAGATTTCGGCGGTGAACTGGACCTGGTGGTAGACGACGCTTCGCACTTTTACGAGCAGACGAAAACGTCGTTCAAGACGCTTTTCCCATTGGTTCGCCCTGGCGGTCTTTACATCATTGAAGATTGGAACTGGTCGTTTCAGGATGCATTTCAGGCATCCGATAATGGCTGGTTCCCCGTTCCGTCTCCGGCGAATCTGATGGTCGATCTGCTGGAAGACATGACCCGCAACCGCATGATTGCCGGGGTCGAAGTTCATCGCGAATTATG